GTGACTCCTGCAACCGTAAATGTGTCACCTTCAACAGGAATCTTATACAAATTGGCAATAATAAGAGTTGTGCCGCTTTGCCCACTACCATGTACTTTAGACTCTCCATATGGAGGTACAAACGCTGAATCAAACTTTCCATATCCTTGTATCCTTGTGTAACCACCTTCAATAGAAGGTTCAAAGTTACGCAACACACGTGCAGAACCCGGTGCTTGTGTACCGTGCTGCAACGGGGATAGGTTACTAATTAACCCACCACGAAACTCAAAGGCATACGTCTGCCAACGGTCAGCCATTACGCCAGCCTATATACGTACGATGACAACCTATTCCTAGTAATCGCAGTAGACCTAACATAATCGTACCTATTCATAAGAATGATACGCATGTTCTTAATGCCCTGCATAAACTTGTCTTTTGCTACCAAAGCATCTTGCGTGTTACCACGGAACATGTACGCATAGTACATAGCCCCATCAATAATAACATGCCGATATACCTCAGGAATAGTGGGTACATCATCATAATCAGTCATATCTGTTGTATTCAGATAGTACTCATATGTCAATGTATATGTTTGATCTGGGGCTGGAGAAAGCCCGTACTGCAGATTAAGTGCACGGAATACATACCGAGGAATATTCCTAAGACTAGTATCCGTGTTGTACTCTTGGTCAACAAATCTTTCTAGATACTCTTCATACGAAATGATCTGCAACTTTTCTGTGCTGTTATTAAAAGTAGAACTAAACTGCACCCTAAAGCTATCTAAATCTACCAGCTTTGTATTAGCTGGAAATGCGTACCTAGTCTGGCCTACAACAAGTGTATCGTTTTGTGTTTGATAATTAAAAGGCCATTCAGTATGCGTCTGATTAATGTCTTGGATGGCAGAGTTAACTGCGTCCTTAGCATGCGAATAAAAACCTTTGGCTGAGGCAAAATTAGAACTAGTCAACTCAACCTCGTTGAGTCTACGATTTACATCGTTTACCAGACCTAAGAAATCATATGCCATTGCATTCCTTTAACATTGCGTTAGCCAAAGACAAGTCATAAGGAGTGTTAATGTCTATGGCTTCTAGTTCAGTTGTTCTATACAAATAGGGACGCTTGCCGAAAAAGTAGCTATTATTCTTCATAGCTGCATGGTGCTGTATAAAAAATGCACCTGTTTGCCTAAAGTAAGCGGGTAGCTCTTTGGCAAGCGTGTGTTTCTCTTTATAAGGATTATAGTTTAGTGGATAGTAATTAGGTGTCCACAAGTGCTCTTGCATTGCTAGCACAGAAATTAAACTATCAAACCCTTTGTCTTGCTTCTCTAAATACTTTAGTACGGCACTGTCGTATGTAGCACTTTCAACAAATGGATTAGTTACATGAACCCATAAGACAATGTTACAACTTACTCGTTTTACAAAGTCTGCAATCATCATATTTGCAGAGGCTATTGATTCGTCACAGCAGACTGGATCTCGGTGTACCACTTCAACCCCATACTTGTCAGCTTCACTAGCCAACTCTTCACCATCTGTGCCTACATAAATTGTGTTTATGTGGCTGCACTGCTTTAGTTGCTGTATCTTTCTACCTAGTAATGTTGTATCCCCAATTAATTGTAAGTTCTTATTTGGGATTCTTGTACTGCCTTTTCTTACTGGTATCAGTGCTGCTATATTCATTCAAACTCTGAAGCTTCTAAAAATGTAACACTATTAAACTTCTCATAATCATCACAATCTTTTAATTCGTAAGCATCAATACTTGTGTAGCCGTTGTCTAGTGCCCAGTGAAATCTATTGTTGCCCATAAACACACGCCACTTAGCACCTACTCTTTCCCATCTTGGCCTACATACTTTGTGTAAATCAGCTTCTAAGTTATCCTCAGTACAAATTAAGATAGGGTTTAACATTCCTTTTGTAGCAATAGACTGTAGAAATACTTCTCTCCACTTTCTGTCTATCTCTACATCATCCATCTTGTGACAATCACTAAGCTGGACTCGTATTAAACTATCTGGGTAAACTACTTGTGTTGCTTTTAAATGCATACATAAAAATGGGGCAGCCCCTTGTGAGGGCCGCCCCTACCTACTAACTATTAAGCAAGCTGATCACGATCAACTTCGTCAGCAGAGTTGGCAACAGTGTTCATGTCAACAACAACTGCGTACACACGAAGCTTACCGGACGTAACATCTGCAGAAGCAGCGATCAACTTAACGTCAATCGTGTCAGTCGTGGTAACCAACTGAGTAAACGTAGCTTGACTTGTGAGGTTAGCACCACCGTTAGTACCAGCAGCCAGATAGCCAGTGGAAGTAACAGAAGCACCATCAACAATGTCATCGCCTTCAGCAAAGTCAATATCAACCGTGGGCGTAGTTCCATTAAATACAGTCAGAACTTCCGCACCAGCAGCGATAATGAATGTGCCAGCAGGGATTTCAAGCACTTGGAAAATGTCGCCATTGACGCAAGTGTAGTTAGCAATTTTGCTGATATCAAGAATCGCCTCAACCATATACGCTTGATTGCGTACATCGGGAAGAGTAGCGACGCTATTAGCAGCAGTCGAAGACTTGGTAGAACCAAGAGTTAGATCATACGTAGCCATTTATAGTTTCTCCCTTAAGCAACGTTGTAACGAGCAACGGTAAGAGCCTCAGGACGGAGAATTTTCCGACCGTAGAGGTGCATACCACGCACAATATCAGCGAAGCTGTCGGGGTCACGATAGCTTTCTGTCTTAGTGATCTGCTGAGCCGTAGCCACAGAAGCGTTAGTACCAGCAACGATGATGCCGAAGTTGGAAGACTGGTTGGCAGCACCAGTAGTGCCGGGGCCAGTACCGATCTTGGGCAGGTTGTTGGAAACGTACACTTTGAAGCCATGCAGGTTGTTTAGAACCAGACCATTCTGCAAGCCAGATCCACCGAAATCAGCATTCAGCAGACGGCTGTCCTCGTCCTTAAGCACCTCAAGGAACACAGGATCGATCACCAACCAACGGCCCGTGGTGTCAACAAACTGAGTGTCCATCAAGCGGCTCATACGAGCAACGATTGCCAAAGGCGAAACCGTGCTGGTGCTGTTAGAAGTAGCACCGGGGAAACGGGGGGCAATAGGAATCGAATGCGACACAGTAGCACCAGTCGTGGTGATGTTACCAAAGCTAGCCTTGCCAAGCTTCATGCTGGTGAGCAACTCGTCAGAACCGGCTGTCGAAACAGCTTTAGTACCGGGCGCAGTCGTACGAGCAGTACTTGCTTGAGCATTCTTAGCCGCTTGCTCAAAGCCACAGAGGTAGCCAAGAACGTCAGCGTCATACTGGTCACGCAGACGGTAAGCAGCACGATCAGAAGCCAGCGACATGAAGTTCACATGGCTGTGAGCAGCTTCGATGTCATCCATCTTAAATGCAAAGTAGTTAGCTTGATCAACAACAAGGGTGAAATCCTCGTCATCCAGATCTTGTGCAGTGATCTGAGTACCACGAGCATAGTTCTTGACAGTGATTTCAGGCTCTTTGATAACCTTAACGGAATCGCCAAAGTTAGCAATCTCGCCAAAGTAGTCAGAGTTAGTGATAGCTTCAACAGTGGAAGCTTTACGGAAAGCAAGTTGTACCTGCTTGGAATAAATTACGGGGCTAAAGTTACCATTAGGTAGATTGCCATAACCCGCAGCGGTGGGAAATGCCATGATGTATGTCCTCCTAAGACAATGTAAAAGTTAAAATAATTCCTAGCTACAATAAAGTAACTAAAATTAAATACGCTTTAACACTACCTACAGAGGCTGAAGTTGCTAGGTGCGCCATCGGTTCGGATGCCTCCTTACCTAGACGGGCTATCAACGAATCAGGTGTATCTGTGTTCGTTGTTATGCGTTACAAGTTTTAATTAAAAAAGTTGGTAACCTGTGCAGCAGGGGCAACTTACTGAAAGAAAAGAGAGTTTATCCCTTTTCCCCCAGTTATATTACTATTTTACAAAATGTCAAGTATTATCTTGCGTTACCTGTCAAATCGTAAATAAACTTGCCAGCACGAATTGCAGTTACAATTTCTTCCTGCCTTGCTTCGTACTCCCGTGCTGACATCTTTTCTACCTCAGACTCTCGCAGTACCCCAGCTTCTGAAGCTTTATCCGGGGATGAACTACGGCTAACTGCCACACCCTTGGCTGCTTCTTTCTCGGATTCCTTACGGGTCTTCTTGTCCGTACGGATTCCCATATCAGCCTTGTAAAGGTCAATTGCTCGTGCGGCAGATACAGCGTCTGTTTCATTCTCATACAAAGCTTGCTGCACCCACTTAGGCTGTGCTTCCACCCAAGAATGAAACTCGTCTTGGTCACGGATCTGATCAAAGTCAGGGTGTATCCGCATAAGTTCTGCTTCAGCCTTTTGCTTCAATGCATCCAACTGCATCTCATCAATCTGCTTAAGCCGGGTTTCAATATCAGCAGCTTGCTCTTTTGCCTTCTTGATTGCAATTGTTTCTACAATCTTGGCAACATCCGGGTACTCAGAAGCCCACTTCT